TTTATTCTCTGTAAAGAACTCTCTTAACTGTTGAGCGTTACTATAGGTTGCTCTCTCTAGTCCTGCACCAAGTCCCGCCAATATTGCAGGTACACCAAGAACTGCAGATACTCTCTCTTCAGGAATTCTACGTAAAGTTCCAATATCTAACTCACTAGGGCTAAAAGACATTTTTTCTACTTGCATTGAGCCACTAAGTACTAATGGTTGCCCTCTCTTTGCACCACCAACTTTTTGTTGGTATGTTCTACTGATTTGGTCTGATTCATCTGCAGTAATACCAAAATCTTCTTTAGGGCTAATTATTACGCTTGGTACACCAGAGTTACTTAGCAATGCACTTGATAACTGACCTGCAGCCTCATCACCAAATATTTCTCGAAGAACTGTTTTAAGTGGCGAATAACCACGCTTGTGATTGGTAGGGTCTAAACCTAATCTAAAATGTATGATGTCATCAGGCGAAAGAACTTCTTTACTATCTTCCATTTCATAAATATATTGCGTTATTAATTGTGTATCTGTACCTTTTGGTGTTACTCGATCTGGTATCAAAGGATATAATGCAGTAACTTGTCCGACGTTGTTTGTTTCTTTAAGAAGATAAGCGTCACCAAAAACATGTAAAGCATTAATAATATATGCTTGTACTACTTCACCACTCATGTATGGATTTGGTCTATCCATTAATATTGCAAGTGGGTGATTATGTATAATTGTTTCTTCACCGTCTTCTTGATAAGACTTGACAATTAAGTTAGCCTCTGAAAATGATGTACCTAAAACTTGTAGACATGCGGTAACTGCACTATTTGCCTGTCCGTTACCTAAATCTCTTAAATCAAAATTACCTGCGTAAGAGTTGTAACCTAGAACATAACTGCTAGGTGTTACTGGGTCTTCTCTAAAAAAATTTATTCCGTATCTTTTTTGCTCTGACGTATTACCAAATAATACTTCTCTGATTGATCTTCGTTCTGCCAAAATTAACCTTTCATAATGGCCCTCGGCAAGATAGAAACGCACCTAAAAACTATCTTGCTTTGAGCCAAACTTACTCACCTACCATAATACATAAAAAAATACAAATTTAGTAAGCTATATACCTATTTTTATTTTTAATCTCTAATACACCATAGGCTAGTGCGTCAACCATATCATCATGTTCGCCGTCTGGAAATTGTAATAGTTCTCTTTTTAAATCATCATAGTCCATAATTGCTTGATTGAAAAACATTGATCCACCTTCCATAAATGCAGATAAGGGTAACGCTCTGTTAACTTTGTCTTTGTCAGGTTTTAATTCTTTGACTATCAAGCCCTCTCGTCTTGCAATTTGTATTATTGATAACTGATACCCTGCACGTTCTATACCTACATACTGTAAGTCGTGTTCTTGTATCTTTTGTTTTATCTTAGGAATAATATCGGGTCCCTCTAATCGTTGTCTGACTAAATCTATGAGTATTAATTTATTGTTTGGTGTTTTACCTAGACATGCAATAACTGTATAGTCTGCAGTTTCTTTTGTAGATGTAGCTAGGTCGACTGTTGCATATTTTGTAAGATCCTGGTCGTAAACTGTTTCTTCGCCAATTGTCCATTGTATGCGTTCTTCGTAGTAGCCGTTATCGTTCATCATTGTTACTACTTCTCTCTTAGCAGTTTTAATCCAATCTTCTTTGAAGATACCACCAGAGAACTCTACAAACTTTGCCTCATACTCTTGTGAATATAAATAACTTCCTATTTCTTCTCTAGCTATATCTAGTTCAGATTCAGGAACAAAGGGATTTGTATTTGTTGGTAGCTGCCACCTTTCCCAGTCAGCTAATTTATCTGCTTTATTGTATATATCTTCAAACCAGTTAAAACCTTTAGGGGTTGAGATAAACAATGCACCACCTTGACGCTCTGTTAGTGTAGGTCTAATTACTTCTGCCCACACATTAGGTTTCATAAAGGCGCACTCGTCTAATACTACAAAGTCAAGTCCTGCACCTCTTAATCTGTCAGGATTATCTGAAGATCGAATTGATACCATACCACCAGTTGGTGTAATTATTGTCTTCTCTGATTCTTTTACAATAGTTCCATACTCAATACCAATATTTCTTAAATCTTTCCAACCCTCTAACGCCATTGCGTATGTTGGTGCAATCCACCAAGCACGACCACCTTTCCATGCTTTTTCTAAACATAACCAAACACCAAGTCTTGTTTTACCCCACCTACGACCTGCAGATAGTACTTTAAAACGTGAGTTAGACTGTGCTACTTGTTTTTGACCGTCATGTAGCTCTGGTAATGTAATAACATACTTTTTGTTATACCCTATGTCTTTGAGTTCTGTTTCCATATTTCTTTTTTATAGTCGCTATTTTCGTGGATATTTAACTCATCATCTAAGTCATCTAGTAATATTTCATCAAACCAAGGCATTAATGATCTAATTCTTTGTATATTTCAGTTATTTCCATTTCATGTGTTTTTGTAATATGCTCTGTTTTTTCTTTTAACAAAGCCTCAGAACACATTTTAATTATTTTTACTATTTCGTCGTCATCTAATCTATTTTGCCATTTTAGGACAAATTGCTTTAGTTCTTCCATTATTCTTCTTCCTTTTCTGGTAACCATGATATATGAACTCTATGACCGTCCACAATAACCCATGTTTCTTCTTCTTCCATTATTCTTCTTCTAAATCTTTAGGATCAATTACTATTTCATTTTCTCGATCTAGTTTTTTTCCGTCAGCCCAGTTTAATTCTATCTCTACAGGCGCATTAGGGTCGCCCTGTAGTTGTAGTTTTTCTTTGCGACCAAACTTATCGGGGTATTTTCTCTCTAAAACCCATGCGTCAGCTTGCCAGTTACCGTCTTTACCTGCTTGTTCAATTCTCGCCATGCGTCTAATTATTGCGGTACCCTCTGCTTGATTCACTTGTAACCAAAATGATTTATAAGGCTCTATGCCCTCTTCTGCTTTTTTACGCCATAATCTGAACGTTGATGAGTTAATACCTGCATAAGCACAAGCATGTTCTGTGTACATACCTAATCTAATAGCCTCAAGAAGTCTATTTGTTAAGTCTTCATCTAATAATTTGTAAGGTTTATTATTCATGCGTTTTCAGTATAATACCAAAAAGCCCTACTTAATGCAGGGCTTTTAGTTTTAGCTATTTTATTTTATTCTAAGTGATTATCGATAAATAAACCAGTTGCACCAATCATCTCTTTATCAGCAAAATCTGTCCAATGTCCAGTTTCTGTGAGATTAGCGCCATTTTGTGAGCCGTTTTCCCAATCTCTCTTTTGTACTAATAAGTAATTTTTACCGTTTCTTCTTTCAATTGTGTAATGAAATTCTGTATCAGCATGACTTTTAAACTGTTCTTGCGCCCATAAGTCATAATTACTTTTTATAATTTCGATCTCGTCAAACCCTACTGGGTTAACACATTTTGTATCATTTACAAACTGTGTAAATGTTTCTAGTGTAAATGGCTCTTGTTGATAATCTGCAAACGCAACAAATTGCATTAATGCCTCACCAAGACCATTTTCAATGTAGCCGTCATGATGTTTATAAAATGATACATAACCACCCTCTGGCATTTTTGCAGTAATTGTAGCTCTTGTTGACATTACTTACCCCCTTTATTTAGTTTTTTTATAATTAAGCCAAGTTCTGCTTTAATCATTTTTTCACTTAGAAAAAATACACTTTTTTGTAAATCTTCTAGTTCTTTTATTAATTGCTTGTTATTCATTTTCTGTCCTTTCTCTAAACAGTTATAAAAGAATAATAGGCCATTTTATAATTCTTTGTCAATCTAAGATTAAAATAAAATAACCCCCTAAAGTGATGATTAAGGGGGCTACGTATACACTAAGGGGTATTAAGTGTGATACTTCTTTAATTATAGTACTTATTAAAGACCAAAATTCTTTTTTAACTGCTTTATATACTCGTGGCGTTCTTCAGGTGTTTTGTTGTTCCAATCTTCGTTCTCTCGATCACTAGCTAAATCTTCTACTATTGGGTCAGAAAATACTAATTCTTCTGATACAACACCTGTATTTAGCTTGTACATATACAAATCGGATTTATGTTGACAACGTTCTAATTTACATTTTTCACCAATGTATCTTGTCTTTGCGTATTTTTCTTCGTGTTCTTTATTAAGTTCACTTATGCGATTTCTTGCAGACAAACCAGTTTCAGCTATAAGATCGAGTACACAATGCCACCTACCGTCACTTAGAATCTGTTGTATAGTATCTGCGTAACTCATATTGTTTGTAATATCTCTCTGCACAATTCTTTAGGCAGCTTTGCTTTTTCATAAGAGCTTTCGATACCCTGCGTTCCTGTTCTCGATCCTCTAGGCGCACTTACATGACATGGGTCACCATTTTTACAAATTGGTTTAGGTGTCCAATCTAAGTTAGTCCATATATCTGTTGGTTTCATACGTTCTTCACCATACTGACAATATGTTACAGTCTTGCGTGGTATGTCTTGCATAATGTCAATCTTACGTAATTTACCTCTAGGATTTTCAATAAAGAAATAATCGGGTCCAAGATAATCTATTATCTCTATAGTTCTTGCAACGATTCGTAAGCCATGCTCTGCCTCTTTTGTTTTTGGCGTATGGTCTTTGTTCCAATGATGTCCAATACTTGAAACACTAAAGTAAGTGCAGGGTGGACTTGCCCATACAACGTCAAAACGTGGTAGAGTTTCGTACTTAAAATCTAAGATGTCGCATATATAATCTATTTTTGCAACTTGTTCTTTTGTTTTAAGTTCTTTACCACTATCAAGTGTTGTTGTAACATAATCAAACTCATCTTCTGCTATTTCTGAAAATGTGCAAGATCCTGCAAATAACTCTAGTAATCTCATCTATCTGTACCACGTTTTAAAAACCAACCCTCTGTTAAAGCAGTCTGCAATACATCTTTAGGTATTGCTATCGCATGTTCGGGCTCATTATCTTTGTAAACTATAAAGACCATTTCTGCAGTCTTACCGTCGTCAGTAGGTAAAAAACCAAATTGTCCAACGCATGTTTCTTCTTTTGGTTTTTCATCTTGTTTAACTAACAACTGTGTCCACAAAAGTTTATTTTCGTTAGCTTGGTACGTTACTTTATCGTTACTCATTGCTAAACATGTTTTTAGATGTAAGCTCTTCACCGTCTTGTAGTCTTTGGTAAAAGTCTGTATTAATATAGTCTTCGTCTTCAAACTCAAACCCTAAGAGCTTTGCTACCCATACTGCAACTTCACTAAGTAAAGCGCCTAATACAAGTATTCCAATAAAACCCATTAACACAATAAATATGTCCGGGTTGTTATATTCTCTCATTTTTTGTCCTTTCTCTTTTTCTTAATTAGTCCTAGTTCTTCAAAAGCGTCTTCAATATCATCTATTGAATTTATTTCAAATAAATCTTTGCGTACTTCGTTACCGTCCATATCAGTAAATACAATGTCAGGCATTAGAAGGGTACCTCTGCGCCGTCAATAGCTAGAGTGTGTTCTATGTCTGCTATTTCAACATCATGCTCTAGAGAAACTAGAAATTCCAGGATCTCTTTCAAGAAAAAACGTTTTTCATCATATCTAGCAAATGCTATATCAGACCAGTTATGTATGCTAACTCTTTTGTTAACTTCGTTTTTTTCCATTTCGTCTTTTGTCTTCTCTATCAAAGTAGATAAGACTTCTTCTGCACTAGGGTAATCTTTAAACACTCGATCTTGTAAGGGTTTATATTTTACTCTACGTGTATTTGTTTTTATTTCGCTCATTGTTTTTTCCTCTCTCTCTAATTTTAAATCTTAGATACGACTATTTTACGCCCATAAGCAGGGTTTTCTAAGAAACAATACTTACAGATTGCGTCATATTCTTCTGTGTTTGCATTAAAAAGAATATGTGCAGTTTTTCTATGTAGAGGGCGACTGCATTTATAACAGTTGCCCTCTGTATTAGGGTTATTCATTATAGAACTCTGATAATTGACATGTTATGACAAATAAACTTAGTGTCTTGTATTAAATCTTCGTCTTCTTCTAAGTAATCTAATACTTCGTCAAAAGATTTAAATGAAGGGTATATTTCATATACTCGACTATACCCTACCCACTCATCACCACGAAGTGTGTCATACAAGTTAGTTTCTGAATATTGTTCTTTTAATTCTTGTCTTGTGTAAACACCGCAAGAATCTTCCCACCAACAAAAATATTGTGGCTCGTCTTGTTTGTATTCTTTTTCTATCATGTTCTATACCTGATTAAAGGCACTATAATTATGCCTTACACCGTCAGCGAATTGCTTTGCAGAATCATAATCAACATCTACGTCATTATCATCTACAATTTGAACAGTAATTTTATACTTTGCACCGTTTGAAAGTCTAGGCAAACTTACTAGATTCAAATTATATTTTAAGTTGTGATAAACCGGATTATCCATTGTATCAATAGTTTTATAACCATAGTGATCTAAAACAATTGGTATGTATTTGTTGTCATACTTATAATGTGGAACATTATTGTCGTCAACATAAATTGGTTTACTGACTGTGTCATTGTCATTATATTTCCATGCGTTATGTTTCTTTACTAAATCTTTTTTAGAAACATTTGCATAATGTTTTGTTTTTTTCATTTTCTGTCCTTTCTCTAAACAGTTATACAACAATATTAGGCCAGTTTTGTAATATATGTCAATCTTAGATTAAAGTATTTTATAAATAAATTTTAAAGCCATTATCTAAAGAAGTTAGAAAATGTAACAAATCTTCAGCGTCTGGTAGCTCTATATATGCTAAATCTTTACGAGATGTAATAACTGAAACTTCAAACTCATTATTTAGATTCAAGACAATAAAATACAAATCGTCTTCATATTTAAAAGCAAGTCCACCTTGTGTATCTACCATTGGTAGTACTTCTTCTAAATCTAGTTTGTTTAGTTCGGGGTATTTGCTTAAATAAAATGCTACTGCTAAAGCACCCCAGTTTACTTCATTTATCATATCTATATATTACTATTCTTCTTTGACTTTTTCCTTTTCTGCTTTACAAAATCTACAATGAAAAATTACATCAAGATCAACCCAACCGTGTCCCTCTTTTTCGCAATCTCTTTGTTTTGGCGGTTTATCTTTTTCGTACATCTCACCAAGTAACGTCCAGTTTTTAGATAATGCAAAAGGCGTCAGCGTGATCTTAGGCCATTTCTTTTTGTAGATAAATACTCTCTCTTTTATTTCTTCTGAAGTTACATCAATCTCTGACAAGTCTTTAGCAACTTTATTAAAAGCAGATATTTCGTTTTTGGTTTTTGGTGTCCACAAGTGTTCACATA